TGGCTTTGCTTTTACAGACCAGATTGTACCTGGCTTAACTAACTCTGTTATTGACTTCTCTGAGTCTAATAAGTCAACCTTAGGTACTGCAAATATTTATTTTGTTATTGGTAATGCTAATAAGAAGTACTATAAAATATCTAAAGCTGTTGTGAATGAAGCAAGTGTTGACTTTGATATTGATGGTATTGCTATGATTAACTGGTCAGGTTTTGGCTCCGAAATTGTAGAATCTAGCCAGCCTACTGCAACAGTTGTTGAAGGTATTCTGGATACAGGAAACTTTATTCGAAATCGTCTTACTCAAGTAGCTGTAGCACCAAATCTAGCTGCAGATGGGCAAAGCGGTTTAGAAACTTCTTATGCTCTGACCCTGACTGGTGGTAATATTACAATTAGTAATAATATTACGTTTATTACGCCAGAAGAGTTAGGTAGTGTAAACATTCCAATTGGTCATGTTACAGGTACCCGGTCTGTTTCAGGATCCATGACTTGTTACTTAAGTCTTGATACTGCTGCAACAAATAACTCAGCTGACCTTTGGGCGGACCTAAAAGGTATTACTAGTGTTATTACAAACGACTTTGGCCTTACTTTCAGTATTGGTGGATCTACGGGTACTCCGAGACTAGTAGTAGCTATGCCCTCTTGCCACGTTGATATTCCTACTCACTCTATTGAGGATGTAATTTCATTGGAAACTTCGTTTAATGCACTTCCTTCAAGCATTGATGCAACAAATGAAGCAACCTTGACTTACGTAGGCGTTTAATATCACACAGGTAATAATAAGTAAAGGCCCTTCGGGGCCTTTACTTTCTTGCACCATAAGAAAAATAGTTCTTGACTTCTTACTCCCACTTGTCTATACTATCCGTATAAAATAATTTATCTTCAACCAAGGAATAACACTAAAATGACAGATGCAACCGTATCCTTAGCGAGTTTAATGACTCCTAGTAAAACAGTAACAATTGACTACCCAGAATATAAAGGTATGACAGTAGACGTATGTTATTTAGCTCGTGAAGAGTTAATGAAACTTCGTAAAAAGACAATCACTACTAAGTTTGATAAACGAACTCGTCAACCAACAGAAATACTAGATGAAGAGCGCTTTCTGACAGAGTATACAAAAGCAGTAATTAAAGGCTGGTCTGGTCTTAAATACTCCTACTTAGAGACTTTGTTACTAGTAGATGTAGGCGAATTAGACCCAGATGATACTCTTGAGTTCACCCAAGATAATGCAGAGCTTTTAATGAGAAATTCAAATGAATTCGACACTTGGATTACAGAAACAGTAGGTGACTTAGAAAATTTTACGGGACGCAAGTAGTAGAAATATATCAACTACTTGACAGGTATATAAAACAAGATACACAAATAGACGTAGATAAATACTTAAAAATTTGTGAACAACTAGGGCAAGAGCCTGATATTAATAAAATGCCACTAGACACTTCTGACTTCCCTGATGAAGTGCAGGTGGCATTTTTTATATTTAATATGTTATCAGATGTGTGGGATGGTACTTCAGGCACATACATGGGAAAGAATTGGGTAGACTGCGAATTCCTCTGCAAAGTACATAATGTAGTCGACATACAATCTGTACTATATTTTGCAAAATTATACGAGAGGCTACTTATGAACTATAGAGCCGAAGAATCAGATCACAAACGCAAAGCTGAAGAGCGCAGAGCTAAGGCAGGCGGTGGAAAGAACTACACCCATAATGTGCAGGGATAATGGCAAAAAATACAGTAGAAATAGATGTAAAAGTAGACGACAAAGGATCTACTAAAAAAGTTGGTCTAGAAGCCAAAAAAACTGCTGAAGGAATGGACAAGGCATCCAAATCAGCAGGCACTCTTGATAGAAATATGAAAGGTGCAGGCCAGGCATCTTCTGGTGCTGCCAAAAATTTCTCAAAAATGTCGCAAGGCATGGGTGGCTTAGTTGGCACCTATGCTACTTTAGCTGCTACAGTATTCGCTGTGTCCGCAGCTTTTCAATTCTTAAAAAATGCCGCTGATTATAAGAATCTTATCGAAGGTCAAAAAGCCTTGGGCGCTGTAACAGGTGTGGCATACAAGACAATTTCAAACTCGCTTGTTGAAGCAACTAATGGCCAATTAAAGTATGCAGAAGCCGCAAAAGCCGCTGCAATTGGTACTGCTGCCGGCATAAATCCAGATCAATTATCAAGATTAGGAAAAGCAGCTACAAATGCATCCATAGCTCTTGGTAGAGACTTAGGAGATTCTTTTGATAGGCTTATAAGAGGTGTTACTAAAGCTGAGCCAGAATTGCTTGATGAGTTAGGTATTATTCTGAGACTTGAAGCTGCTACAGCAAAATATGGAGCAAAAATTGGTAAAGCTGCAGGAGACCTAAATGAATTTGAAAGAAGCCAAGCAGTAGCGAATGAAGTTTTAGAGCAAGCAGAGCGTAAATTTGGTGCAATGGAAAAGCTGATGGACCCAAATGCAGCTGCTCTTAATCGATTTTCTGTAGCATTTGATAATATAGTTAATACAATTAAAGAAGGTATATCAGGTCCTATAGCAGGCATAGCCACTTTTTTAAGTAAAAATATTATAGCACTTATTGGAACACTAAGTCTTTTTGCGGGAGGTGTACTAAAACAAATTCTTCCAAGTATGTCAGATTGGAAAAAGTCTAGTATTGAAGCTGGGGAAGTGGCTAAAGCATCTCAAGTAGCTGTACAAGCAGAAATAGAAAAAACTAGAGCAGCTTATATTGCTTTACAAAAAGCTCAATCAACCGGCATAAGCGAAACTACTAGAACTAGTTTAGCAGGGGTTACTGGCGCTAAGAAAGGCGGAGGTGCGATAGATTTTTTAAGAGGTGACACAGATACAAAAAAATCTATGCAAGCTGCGGACAAAGCTCTTACCAACGCAGAAAATCAATTAAGAGATAGTGCGACAAAAAGAACTGGTATATTAAAAACTATGAATGCCGCGCAGGTAGCGGATTTGCGGGCCAGTTATATCGCAAGAGCAGCTATTATTAAAAAAGGTGAAGCAGACTTTAAACTATCAATGACAGGGATGAAGTTAAGTTGGTCTAGCTTTGTACTCTCAGTAAAAGCAGGCACGACAGCTCTAAAAATAAGTTTCGCTACCCTTGCAGCAGGCGTTGCATCAGTAGGCGTTGCTATTGGTGCAATTTTCTTTTGGGTGTCTACAATCACACTTGTAGGCGGTTTGCTATATGAATTATATCTAAAATTTAAGACAACCTCAAAAGCAGAAGAAGAAGCTGCCGAAAAAACAGAATCGTTAAAAGAGAAATATAAAACTCTAGGTGACGAAATTAAACGCAGCCTTGATTATCTTAAACAGTACGATTCCGTGTCCCCTCAAGAGAGATTACTTGCTACAGGCAACATCACCACCAGTTTAAATATTGAAAAATTCATAGACGAAATTAATGCTTTAGATAAGAATAAAGAAGGCTATGATGATCTGGTAGAGAGCATGAAACCCGTAGCACTAGGTGCAAAAAATTTAAATAGTGGTTTTAGTGATTTGTATAAAGCACTCTCTAGCGGTGAGAAAATAACAAAAGACGCAGGCGCTGCGATGATAACATTATCTAATGACATACAGGCAGGAAAACAGGCTTTGGATAAATTTCCTGCAGCTACTCGATTAGTGGAAGCTGAGCTTACAAAGCTCCTTGGAACGCTTAAAAGACCTTTTGGCTCAGAGTATGTTTCGTCATTAACTAATATGACAAAAGAAAGTAACACCATAGCCTTAGCGTTCCAAGCAGAGGCAGCAAACATAATAAGAAATAAAGATGCTTTAGAGGCGGAACTCTTAAAAACCACCGAAAAATACAAACATCGTTCAAAAAAAGTACTAACTAAAGAGCAGAAAGCAGATTCTAAAAGGTCCATAGAAGCAGCTAAACTTCTTACTGATCAAGCAGCTAAATACGCTAAGCTTTCAGAGGATAGTGCCGCCGCAGTAAAACAAGTAACCGCTGTGATAGAAGCAAGAAGAGACATAGAAAAAACAATTATTGATAATCAAGTAAAAGCTAGCGAGATGCAAACAATAGGTATTACTTACGAGCAAAAGAAGGCAAATTTGGCGGCGGCAGAACTTACTGCAAATGCCAATTTATTAAGACTAGAGTCCGATAGAACTTTAGTGTTATTACAGAAAGGTTTATTAGAACAGAAACTTATTGATCTAAGAAAGAAAAGCAGCTCGGCTATTTTAAGCCCAGAAGAACAGCTACAATTAGATTTACTCATAGCTCAGTATGATATGCAAGGTAAATTAATTTCTATTGAAGAAGCTAGGAAAAAGCTAGCAGAGCAATCTAGGATAAATGAAAGTGAAAGACTTACTCTTGCGAATACTGCGAACAAAGAAGAGTCTAACAGATTAGGTTTAATGCGAGCCCAAATAGATATGCAGGAGCAACTCAATTTTGCAAAAGCAGGAGGCACAGGTAAGTTTGGGGTAGCCAGAGCTAGAGAGGTAGGCAGTCTAACTCAAGAAAGCTTTGCCTCAAGACGAGCTTTAGCTGCACAAGAATTAACTGATGCTAAGCGGGCGCAGGCCGACACCCTGGGCTTAACTAATTCTACACTTGCAGAAAAAAATGCAGCCCAGGCTAGTGTTAATGCTTCCATACAAAAACAGACAGCCTTGGAAAATGAAATAGCATTATACAACAAGAGGGGAGAGTTAGTTCTTCTTGATGCGAAGGCCGAAACGGAGGCAGCTCAAGCTAAACTTACTGGGCTATCTTTGAACCCTGCAGTAACTGCGTTCAATGAAAAAATGCAGGAAAATAAATTAAACGATATAGTACTAAGTCAAGAACAACAAAAAATGCTGTATGCAGAAATCGAAGCACAAACGTTACTAAATCAAGCATTAGAAGTAAAATCAGGCATTTTTAGTTCTTTGACTGATAACATATCAAGTGCTTTCGGCTCAATTGTAGATGGTACTAAAAGTGCTAAACAAGCTTTTGGGGATATGGCTATTGCCATACTTAAAGATATATCCCAAATGATAATTCGAATGATGGTAATGCGCGCATTAATGTCTTTAGTTGGAGGATTTGGTGGCGGCACTCCCGCAACAGGCGCTGGCGTTGGGGCATTAAAAACTGGAATCCCCGCTGCTGGAGGGTTTCTAGGGGGTGGGGGTACTGTAAGCCTTGCCCCAAGTGGAGGTTTTAACCTAATACCTGGAGGAAGATATGGTGGAATGTTTTCAGCAGGTGATAAGCTTCCAGGTTACGCTACTGGAGGTATTGCTATGGGATCTCAGGGAGGCTATCCGGTTACTTTACACGGAACAGAAGCAGTAGTACCTCTACCAAACGGTAAATCAATACCAGTAGAAATGAAAAATGGAAGTGCTCAAAATAACAGCGTAGTTGTTAATGTTAGTATGGATGGTTCTGGTACCTCCTCCCAAACAGAACAGCAAAAAGGAGAAGGCATGGGAAATCTTGGTAATGCTATTGCTCAAGCTGTTCAGCAAGAGTTGCAAAATCAGAAACGTTCAGGCGGTATTCTGAATCCCTATGGAGTAGCATAATGACAATCGGATTTAATATAGGAGGAGTATACGGCTTTATTACTCCAGATAGAAATTTACAGAATACTATCAAACCAAAAGTTCTAAAAATGTCTTTTGGGGATGGGTATGAGCAACGAATAACCGACGGTATTAATTCTATAAATAGAACCTTTGCCGTTACTTTCTCTCCTAGAACTAAGGAAGAGATAGACGATATTGTAGCTTTTTTTGATAGTAAGAAGGCAGTAACAAGTTTTGATTTTACTTATCCAGATTCTAACTTTTCGGGGGAAAGAACTATTTCAGTAGTCTGTGAAGACTATAGTATTTCGTACATGAAAGACCATTTTTATGGGTGTACAGCAACTTTTAGACAGGTATATGAACCATGAGTACAAATGACATAATCACAACAGATTTACAAAATTTAGAAATAACGGATGCTGTTATTGAGCTTTTTGAACTAGAGCTTAATAGTGTAACCACACTATACTTTCATCCAGGCTTTGATAGTGCTTTAGGCGAAATATCCTATGATGGTAATACCTATACACCACTACCAGTAATGATGGATGGTATAGATATTGCTAGTGATGGAGCATCTACGAGACCCATGCTAACTGTAGCAAATGTAACTAATGTTTTTAAGTCATCTTTAAACGGAGAAGGGTTCAGCTTTGAAGACCTTATAGGTAAAAAAGTAACACGCAGGCAAACACTAGAAAGTTATTTAGATAATGCAAACTATGAGATGCCCAAAAGAACCTATATAATAGATAGAATTGCTAGTGAAAATTCCACATTAGTTACGTTTGAGCTAACTGCTCCGTATGATGTATCTGGAGTGAGAATACCAAATAGGGTAGTACTAGGAAAATATTGTTCTTGGATTTATCAAGGTGTTGATAATCCTGTTACTTCAGGTGGCTGTTCTTGGAGAAGCACAAATTCTGTAGATCATAATGGTACTCAGTACTTTGCTTACTTTGATATTGAGGACAGCCCTCTAATAGATAATGCAGCAGGACTTACTATAGTACCTTTTAGTGGCCCTCATACTATAGATAGCTTCGTATCTTATGACGGCAAGTATTGGAGATCAGAAGCTTCAAATAATTCTACTACACCTTCTGGAGCTTCTGTCCTATGGAAGCAAGTATTCTTTTGGACAGACTGGGCTTCAGGCACTGAGTACACGCCTGGCACACTTACAAGGCATTCAAATAAAATATGGAAATGTTTACTAACTACTAGTTCTATAGAGCCTACTAGCAGCTCACTATACTGGAATAGAGTAGACTCATGCGGAAAAACTTTAAATAGCTGTAAATCTAGATTTCAGTTCACGCCTACAGCAGATGGAGTAGCTTCTGCTACTAAAGATACCAGTATTACTTTACCTTTTGGAGCGTATCCAGGCAGTGTTAAATTCAACTAGCATACTAAAAGAAATAGAAGACCATTTTGCCTCAGAATACCCTAGAGAGGGTTGTGGAGTACTTGCAGTGGCGAAGGGAAAAATGAAATGGCTACCAATTACTAATATAGCAAAAGATATTGATGATTTTATTTTTGACTCAATGGAGTATTTTAAAATAAAAAGAACTCATGATATTGTAGGTATAGTACATAGTCATCCAGATGCTTCCTGTGAGCCCTCCACCATGGATGTAAATAATTGTAATAACTTAGGTATACCTTACTATATTTTTAGCTATCCTAACATGGATATGCACTTATTACAGCCAGTAAAGAATTATTATCCTTTAATAGGAAGAGATTATAAGTTTGGAGTACAAGACTGTTTTGAGTTAGTTAGAGATTACTATTTAGAAGAAACTAATTTTGTTATACCCCCAAGAGAGCCTTTTGAGGATGATTGGTGGCTAAAAGACTTAAACTATTTCACAGAAGAATATATAAATAGCTGGAATTTTAATAAAGTACAGGAGCCTCAAAAGAATGATTTACTAATATTCTCAGTAACTTCAAAAATAGGCAACCATTGTGGAGTTTACTTAGGTAATGACGTATTCTTTCATCATGCTACACAAAGACTCTCTTGTAGAGAGAACCTATACCCTTTTTGGGCAAAGCATTTAACAGGTATATATAGATATGAAACGTAAAATTTATTTAGAAGGAGATATTGCTAATAAGTTCGGACAAGAATTGGATGCCGACGTATCTTCTGTAAAAGAAGCTCTACTGCTAATCGGCGCAAATTATCCAGAGTTCAAAAAATACTTAGTAGATAGTCATCAAGCTGGAGTAGGTTTTGCTATTGATGTTGCGGGAATTCAAGTAGAAGAAGAAGAAGATATAATTTTGCCTTTGCTGGAAGGTGATATAACTATTATGTCTATTCCAGCAGGCTCAAAGAGTGCCGGCGCAAAAATACTAGCAGCAATCGCTATTATAGCTTTTGTTTTTTTCGCACCAATACTGGCACCTGCGGCGGGTGCAGCAGCAGGTTCAGCTGGAACTAGCTTGTCCGTCGCAATGGCTACAATGGCTACGACAGGTACAATGACTGCGGCGGGCGTCGTAGGCACAATAGGAATGATGCTAGGAATGAGCCTAGCTATGGCGGGTATACAGCAATTAATGGCCCCTGACCCTTCAGTAGATGAAGCAGCACCACAATCGTACTTATTCAATGGATCAGAGCAAAATATTATAGAAGGAGACCCAGTGCCTGTATTATATGGAGAATTAAGAGTACCTGGCAGACCTATATCTTTTGCTGTAGCTAACGCAGGTAGTACGTTTTCCAGTAATACCAGCGCCGATCAAGACCAGTCTTCAGGTTCTCTCACTTGGTCTTTTTCAGGTGGCTGGAAACAGAACAAGTACCCTGTAATCCAGTAATAATATAATATTTTGGTACTTATACCTAAGTTTGTGATAAGGAAAATAAAAAATGGCAAGTAAATCAAGAAGTGCTCGAGATCAACAAATAGCGGATGCTGGTTCAAGTACTTTATCTATGGCTTCCGGATTCTCAAGGGAGCAAATAATTTCTGTTACGGACTTAATTTCTGAAGGCGAGATTGAAGGGTTAGTATACGGTGAATCTTCTATATACTTAAATGATGAGAGAATAAAAGATTTAGAAGAATCTTCTATCTCAGATAGTAACCCACTTATACAAGGAGCCCAAGTAACTTTAACAAATAACTCCACTACTGTTACTGTTAATAAGGAATTAGGATTTTTATTTGAAAATATTTTTTTCCGCTCCTTTTCTGTTAAGAATGTATATTCCTCTGCAGTAACAGTAGGTAGTATATCTGCGTCTTCTTTAGATTTAGATGTACCAACTATCCCTATAAGCACCTCGGTTTCTTTTTTTGACGCAGCCAATATGGCTGTACGCGGATATGGAGATAACATAAAACTAACTATTTCTGAAACCCTCGAGTTTGTAGAAGGCTTTATAACTGTAGAGAGTACTACTCAAGCAACATTTCATTCTAGTATAACAGATGGAGTTAGCTTACGAAGATTCTTAGAGGCTAGTGTAGGGAAGACCTTAGTATGTACTGTAGATGGATTTCTATACATTCTTGGAGCAAATGTAGTAGATGGTACAGGTACTTCTACAATTACTTTAATAAACCCTACCCCTTACCCTTCGGGAAGTTATAACTTTTCTGTCTCTAGTCCTTCTCTGTTTAACGGCATCGACGGCACTTTTAATGCGACTAAATTTCAAGGCGCAACGACAGAATTTAGAAATGGTAAAAGAGAACAGCTTCCCATGACTAATTATGGAGGTATAGGAGCTAGTACAACTGTAGCCTCTGTTGGGATGCCCCTTACTTATTCAGATTCAGATTCGGACAATTATACACCAGGTATCGACCCTCTTAATCCTATAACTATAACATCAAGTTCCTCCCTTAATCTTACTTCTGCACAGGCAAGAGAAGTAGATGAACTAAGGTTGGTTTTTAGTTATGGATCTTTGATATGTCAAAGCGAAGAAGATGGTAAAAAATATGATGCTGGTGCTATGTATAAGATTGAAGCAACAATATATAGAAGCTCCACGGACTATAGTACAGTAACTCTAGTAAATAGACGAATTCATAAAGGTAAAACTTCTACGCCTATTGCTTTTGAAGAACGAATTAATTTAGAGCCTTTTAAACCGTTCTCTGCTTTTGATATAAAAGTTACTAGATTGACTCGTGAGAGTGGTGTGGGTATTGATACTTCAGGTAATAATAAAGATCCTAGAGATAGAATTGCTGCTTCTTGTACATTGACTACTGTTACTTCTGTAATTAAAGAAAATTTAAGCTATCCTTTTACTGCTTATGCAAATGTGACCTTTTCCTCTAAAGATTTTACTAGCTCTCCCAAGAGAAGCTACCATGCTAAGGGTTTAAAAGTACTTGTACCCTCTAACTATATAACTAGAGACATGAATGATGGATTAAATTCTATTTATGATGGACTATGGGATGGCTCATTTAGATCGCAGAAAGTATACACAAATAATCCTGCTTGGATTTTCTACGATATTATTACAAACAATCGCTATGGATTAGGTGATTGGATAAAAGAAGAGGATATAGATAAATTTGCCTTATATCGTATTGCTAAATATTGCGATGTACTAGTGTCCGATGGAAAAGGTGGCCTAGAGCCTAGGTTTACTTCTAATATATATCTGACAAAAGCTACCGATGCTTATAAAGTATTGAAAGATATAGCTAGTAGCTTTTTAACTATGATTTATTGGATAGATGGTACAGTACTATCTGTTATAGATCAGGCAAAAGACCCTATATACACATTTTCAAAAGCTAATGTTAAAGATGGAGCTTTTACTTATGAAACTACTGGAAGCAAAACCAGAGCTAATCAAATTGTTGTAACTTGGAATAACCCAGAAAGTAACTATAAGCTAGAACCTCTTATAATCGAAGATAGAGTCAATATTGCAGAAACAGGTAGAATTATTAGTGAAAATGCTGTTGCATTCGGCTGTACTTCAGAAGCACAGGCTTATAGGTATGGTAAGTGGAAGCTATGGACTGCGGTTAATCAAACTAGACTTGTTTCATTTTCTACTTCTATAAATGCAGTATTTCTAACCCCTGGAGACATTATTAAAATTCAAGATGCAGATGAGTTTAATATTGCATATAGTGGAAGAATATCAAACAGTGGCATTTTAGACCTAAATACAATACCTCTTGATAGAGAGGTAACATTAGTTGCAGGCAGTACATACTACCTCAGTACCATAATTGAGGCACCAAATGTTACTAATGAAGGAGAGGGAGAGCAACATGACACAATAGTAGAGACTATTCAAGTCACTAGTACTGGTATTACTAACAGCTTAGAGCTAGTTTCCAATTTTACTTCTCTCCCTGAAAGATCTGCTGTATGGGTTTTAAAAGAAGTAACCCCTGAAGGAATTTCTAATGCTTCCGCAA